TTTCTAATTAGTTTCATTTTTTAATACACCATTAAAAGAAACATACTTACTGCAAGATTAATCATTATTATTTCTATTATCATTTATGCAAATATATCCTTAATAATATCAATAAAAGTATTTTTATCCCCAATCCAACAAGTTCCACCTTTAACTTCTTTGGGATTATTTTTTGTTAGTTTTATTAAAGTATAATTCATATTGTCATATATTCCACTACCCTTCCATTGATCTAGCATCGTGTTTATCATTTTGTTATCCTTCCTAATTAATTAAAATCCATATTATTAATATAAGTAATCCAGAATCTCTTGCTACAATTAATCTGTTTTTTTTAATTCTTGTATCGTGTTGAATAACTTTAAAATCATTTCTTAAATAGTTATCTACCCAATTTTTTATTTGTTTATCAGTCATTTTTATAATGAAATTGTTTTATAAATTCCTTTGCTTGTTGATATGTTTCAAAATCTTTTTGTATTAATTCACCTATTGTATTCTCTTTAGTTATTTTATTTATTACATACTCATATTTTCTTGGCCTATCTAACATATCGGAAAATTTATATGTCAATCTAACTAAAAAATATGTATTTGTTTGTTTATTTTTTAACAAATAATATCGTATGTCATTAAAGAATCTTTGATTTACTTTACTGAACCATTGTTTATTATTATTTTTAAATTCTGTTAGTGTCATTTTAAATGTACTTGCCTGTAAATGTAACCATTATCTAACGTTTCTTTTTTTTTTATACATATACCATTCTCAACTAATTTATTTACAATTTTTCTAGTGGTTCTATTATTACTGTACCATTGCCAACCACCATATTTTTTTAAAAATTTAATTAAGTCTTTCATTTTTTATATTGCTATTAATACTCCAAGTATTATTAAAAAATATATTATAAGTATAATCTTAGTCATTCTTTGCCATATTACAAGGTTTAATTTCTTTATGATTATCTGGATTATAAAAAAAAGTATGGCCATGAACTCTTTCATTCGGCTTAATTGATAAAATCATATTGGCCATAAAATTAAAGTAATTTTCTACTACTCTATTTTGTAATTTATTACTAGGGTTTTTGTCAATAGAACCCATTTTAATTGCAAGGTTTATAATATCATCATGTATATATGGAATGTTTAAAGCTAGGCCAGATAACCATTCTGCAATGGCCTTTTGTTTGCCTACTCTTTCAACCATAAATCCATATGCTGTATTAAATTTATTAAATAAATAATCAATTTTAGTATTACGATTTATTTTTTTTATTTTATTCTCCTTCATTTCATCAGCTACAATAGAGAGAATATATTTTTCATATTTCTTTTTATATTTTGTGTGATGTAATTTCATAATATATATAACGTTTCTATCTGGTTTTTATTGCGTTTCTTTTTATTAATTCTTTTTTTAATTCTGTAACAATTTCTTCCATTGTTTTACCAGTTTTTATTTCAATACTTTTAATAATAACTTCTTGCTCTTTCATTGTTTTACCAGTTTTTGCTTCAATGATTTTAATAATATCTTTTTGTTTTTTATTCATAATATATATAACGTACCTTGTTAATAAACATTGCAATAACTATTGCCTACTTTTAAACCAAAATCATAATTCCAAGAAACATACTTTATTTCTATTTCTGGTTTATAACCCATTTCTTCTACTCTTTTAATAAATTTTGTTGCATGACAATCTTCTTCTAAGTAAAAAAAACCACGATTGTCTATAAAAGAAAAGGTTTTAAAATCACTTGGCTTGAAGTTAAATAATTTAATGTCAGCTTCTGGAACTTTAAGATAACCATGTGATGTATTATCAAAGTGTATGTATTTTTTTATAATCATAATTAATAGAACGTACCATATTAAATTTTATTGCATCTTTTTATTACGACAATACTTGTCTTATATAAAGATAACTAATCCAATAAGTTGTAATCTCCAGAACGAAGAGAAGTATAAAAGAATGAGTTGAGATAACCCTATTTTATTACTGTCATTAACACCAGTCTTCACGTGAGATCAAACAAAAGCTGAAGAGAAGGAGAGAAGAGAAGGAAGAAGGAGAGAAGCTGAAGAAAAAAAGGATCGTTGGCGCTGTCGTATAACGTCTGTTATGGGAAGGGATAGGGCTAGGGCGTTCTTTTTTTTGCGTGGGCGTGTATGGGCGTGGGCGTGGACAAAAACGAAGGGGGGCAGGGGGGGCAAAAACAACCCGCCACATATATAGTCGTGTTATATATGGTACCAAAGCACACTCACAATGTCAATGTCTTCGTATTTAATTTCCCATAATCACCCACTATATATATTACTTACAGGTACTGGAAATATGACAGATATTAAAAATATAGTAGCAGCAAAATATCTCAAACCAAACTATCAAGAAAACGTTGATAGATTAATGCCTTTTTGGAAAGAACAAGAAGGAAATATAAAATATCAAACAAATATAAAACAAGAAACTACAACACCAGTAATGGGAGGAAAAATAAGTAGCCAAAATCCTTATATAAAAACTCCTTCTTTTGATGAAAAGACACAAACATTTAAAGCATATTATGATAAAATAGGAAAAAAATGGACTATTGGATATGGACATACAGATGGAGTTGAACCAGAAGATACTGCAACAATTAATCAAGCAGATGCTTTTTTAGAAGAAGATGGCAAAAGATTAATACATGAAACAGATAACTTGTTAAAAGAAAAATATCAAATTAGTATATTTGATTTACCAGAATCTGGACAAGATTTAGTGGGTGATATGGGTTTTAATATAGGTCCAGACAAATTCACTACTGTATGGTCGAACATGTTAAATGCACTAAAAAATAAAGATTGGGTTACTGTTAGCAAAGAATATACTGCAACAAATACTCCAGAGAGAAATAAAGCTAGATTTGAAAAATGGATTGAACCTCGTTTAATTGCAGAACAATCATTTAAATCCAAACAATTTGAACAACAGGATAAAAAAGAAAGTTTAGAAAAACAAAAGATTGTATATGATACTATGCCAGACTTAGCAAACGCAATACAAACACAAGAAATTCCTAAAGAAAAAATTAAAGGTTTTGTTACTGAAGCTGCAAGCAGTAAGCTATTAAGTGAAATAGGAGAAAGAATCCATGTGCCAGAGTTTATAGAAAACTTAGGTATAGATGTTGATGTTAAAGGAAAAGATGAATTTGCAATTAAAGGTAAGGGATTAACTTATACAGACACACCATACGATCAAAGTTTAGTTAAAGAATTCGGAAAAGAAGGTGGTGTTACTGGTAGTGTAGGAATAAGTAAAAGTGATTTTGGAGATGAAAAAACTATTGGTGGCCAGATTAATATACCTACTGATAAGATTTTTAGAAGAAAAAAAAGAAAATAAATGGTTCAAGTAGTAAAGATACCTTATAGCCCCAGAAAGCTACAAGCATATCTACATGATAATTTAAAAAGATTTTCGGTGGTAGTATGTCATAGAAGGTTTGGTAAAACAGTTATGGCTGTCAATCACTTGCTTCGTGCTGCACTCACAACCACAAACAAATCTTCTCGGTTTGCCTATATGGCACCTACATACAGACAAGCAAAATCGGTGGCATGGGATTATTTAAAATTTTATGCACATAAAGTTCCTGGTGCTAAGTTCCATGAAACAGAATTAAGATGTGATTTACCTAATGGTTCCAGAATATCTTTACTTGGTGCTGAGAACCCAGATAGTTTAAGAGGTATATTTTTGGATGGTATAGTGATGGATGAATATGCAGATATGCCAGAGAGAGTGTTTGGGGAAGTGGTAAGACCTGCATTAGTAGACAGAAAAGGTTTCTGTTTTTTTGTAGGAACTCCTAGAGGACAAAATAATTTTTATAAATTATATCAAGAAGCTGTAACTAATCCTAAATGGTTCTCTAAAGTATACAGGGCATCAAGAACAAAAATACTTCCTAAAGAAGAACTAGAAGCAGCAAAGGCAATAATGACTGAAAACCAGTTTGAGCAAGAGTTTGAGTGTTCGTTTGTTGCAAATGTTGAAGGTGCTATATATGGAAAGCCATTAGACCAAGCATTAAATGAAAAAAGAATTACAAAAGTTCCATACGATGAAGGTTATCCTGTAAGTACTTTTTGGGATTTAGGTATTGCAGACGCAACAGCAATTTGGTTTGCACAAGTAGTAGGACACGCAGTTCATATTATAAATTATTATGAAGCTAAGGGTGAGGGTTTAAAACATTACTGTGAGATATTAAATACTTATAAGTATCTTTATCAACATCACTATGCTCCACATGATATTGATGTCCGAGAATTAGGTACAGGTAAATCAAGGCGTGAAATCGCTATGGAGTTAGGTTTAAACTTCAAAATAGTACCAAAGTTACCTGTTGAGGATGGAATACATGCAGCACAACAATTAATATCTAGGTGTTGGTTTGATGCAAAAAACTGTGAAGATGGCCTGCAGGCACTTCGACAATATCACAGGGTATATGATGAAAAGACTCAATCGTTTAGGACAAGACCTAAGCACGATTGGTCATCTCATGCTGCAGATGCCTTTCGTTATATGGGAATTGGGCTAGATACAGAAGAAGGATTTATGAGAAAACCAAAACAAAGAATTTCGCAACAGGAATATAACCCATTTACTATGGAGAGTTTGGGGTAATGGTTGCAAAAGAAACCTGGATGGCTGTCGGTGCAGTTGTTAGTGCTTTAAGTTCGGCTGCAAGTTTAATGATGCAACCAGAAATGCCGAGTTATGATTTACCAGATGTACCAGAGTCGCCACCACGACCACCTGTTACTAGAGATAATGCAGAGAGTATTGTAAATGATCCACAAGCATCTGCTGCAGAAAAATCGCAGGCACAATCTTTATTAGATGAGATGGCAGGAGAAAGAAGAAGAGTAAAACAAAAAGCAGCAAGGGCTGGATTAATACAAACAGGCCCACAAGGATTACTGGATGAACCAGAAACTTATAAGAAAACTTTATTAGGAGGTACTACATAATGGGAGGTATTTTTTCACCACCAGCACCACCACCACAACCTAAACCTGTGGCTCCACCACCAGCACCGAAGCCAGTTGCTCCAGCAGGACCAACAAAGGCAGAGTTGGAACAGAGTGAAGCAGCAGCAGCACAACAAAGAAAAAGAAAAGGTCGTTATGCTACTATAATGACTGGTGCTGAGGGCGTTACTGGTGATCCACTTACAGAAAAGAAAACTTTATTGGGAGGTTAAGTGAGTGGAATAAAACATTGGATAAATTACAGAGAAGGGCAACTTAGAGGAGCTTTAGGTGGAGGTAAACCTTTACCAGGAGGATGGACTGCATATGATAAAGAGAAAAACCAACTTGTACCAGGAACCCCAGAGATGAGAGAATTTAGGAAAGATAAATATAAATTGTATAATCCAGATGTAAAAGAAACATACTGGGATAAAGAAGAAAATTTGATTAAAGCAGGTGTAGATCCTAAATTAGTAAAAGAGAAAGAAAAGAAAGCAGGAAAAACAAAAACGACTAAACAATCTAAAACACCATTAACACAACAAAAAGTTTTAATGGCTAGACAAGAAGGAAGTGGGCAAACAATTAAAAAAACATTAATGGGATAATATTATGGCAGTAAGTAAATTTGTATCAGATAAATTAAAACAGTTTGAAAGTTTAAAAAACCTTCGTTATTCTTGGGAAGGACATTGGCAAGAAATTGCTGATTATGTTTTACCTAGAAAAGCGAATGTTACTAAGACAAGAGCTAAAGGAGATAAACGAACAGAATTAATTTATGATGCTACTGCAATACACGCATTAGAATTATTATCTGCATCTCTTCATGGTATGCTTACCAACCCTTCTACATCTTGGTTTGATTTAAAATATAAACAAAATGAAATTAACGATGACGCAGGTGCGAAGGCATGGTTAGATACTGCTGTAGAAAGAATGTATCAAGCATTTGCTCGTAGTAATTTTCAACAAGAGATACACGAATTATATATGGACCTTACTGCTTTTGGAACTGCCTGTTTATTCCTAGAAGATTCTGATGGAGAGTTGCGTTTCTCTTCAAGACATGTTGCAGAAATATTTATATCTGAAAATCATCAAGGCAAAATAGATATGGTTTGCAGAAAATTTAATATGTCTGCAAGAGCAGCAGTTCAACAATGGGGAGTGCAAGCAGGAAGTAAAATTCTTAATGAAGCAAAAACAGATCCGTACAAAGATGTTACAATCTTACACTCTGTCTATCCTAGAGATAATTATGATACAAAGAAAAAAGATAAATTAAATAAACCATTTGGCTCTTGTTACATTGATCCAGACGGACAGCATTTAATTGCAGAAGGTGGTTTTGATGAATTTCCATTTATGGTTCCTAGATTTTTAAAATCATCTAATGAAGTATATGGAAGAAGTCCATCAATGACTGCGTTGCCTGACATTAAAATGTTAAATGAAATGGCAAAGACAACAATCAAGGCAGCACAAAAACAAGTTGATCCACCGTTGTTAGTTCCAGATGATGGATTTGTTTTACCTGTAAGAACTGTTCCAGGTGGTTTAAATTATTATCGTGCAGGAACAAGAGATAGAATTGAACCATTAAATATTGGTGCTAATAATCCAATAGGATTAAATATGGAAGAACAAAAAAGAAGAGCTATTAGAGAAGCATTTTTTGTAGACCAATTACTTTTAGGACAAGGCCCACAAATGACAGCAACAGAAGTTGTACAAAGAAACGAAGAGAAGATGAGATTACTAGGACCTGTTCTTGGAAGATTAACAAGTGAATTATTAAGACCTTTAATTAATAGAGCTTTTAGCATTTTATTAAGAAATGAACAATTACCACCTATGCCAGAATATTTAGAAGGTGTTGATATAGAAATAGAATATGTATCACCACTTGCTAAAGCACAAAGAACTTCTGACTTATCTGGAATATTAAGAGCATTAGAAATTGCTGTTCCATTACAACAACAAGTACCTGTGTTTGATTATATAAATTCAGATAAATTAATTAAATATATATTTGATATATTAGGTGTGCCTGGTACATTATTAAATGATGATGTTAGTGTTGCACAAAAAAGAGAACAAGATGCTATGGCACAACAACAACAATTACAACAACAACAACTGGCACAAGCAGCAGAGTCAGCAGGGAAGGCAGCTCCTGCTGTTAGAGAAGTTGCAAACATGATGACTACAGAAGCAACATAATGGATTTAGATAAATTACAACAATTAAAAAAAGAATATAAAGTTGTCTTTGGTTCTGAACAAGGCAAAAGAGTTTTAAAAGATTTAAAGTTTCGTTGTCATCATTACATACCTACGCATGTAAGAAATGACTCACACGAAAGTGCCTTTCTTGAAGGGCAACGATCTGTTTTATTAACCATTTTAAGTTTTATAAAGGAGGAAAATAAACAAGATGGCTGAAGAGCAAGCACAGGTAGCGACAGAAGAAACATCGTCTGATGTTGCACAAACAGAAGAACAACCGTTAGATGCACAAGTGGATTGGAGAGAAAATCTCCCAGAAGATTTAAGAAACGATCCATCATTGACAACTGTTAAAGATGTGCCAGGTTTAGCAAAATCTTATATTCATGCACAAAAAATGATAGGTGCAGATAAGATTGCAATTCCTGGAAAAAATGCTTCGGAAGAAGAATGGGATGCTGTATATAATAAATTAGGCAAACCAGAAGAAGCAAAAACTTATGAGGAAGATTTGGGTGATTTACCTATTCCAGAGGAAAATGTAAAAAACTTTAAAGATACTGCTCATAAGTTAGGTCTTAACCAAATACAATTTAAAGGATTAACTTCTTGGTATAAAGATTTAGTTAAGACACAAATAGAAGATATAAATGTGGATGCTGATACTAAAAGAGCAGAATCAGAAGCTGCATTGCGAAAAGAGTTTGGAAAAACTTATGACGCAAAATTAAAATCTTCTCAAAGAGTATTCCAAACTTATGGCGATACTAAATTTTTAGATGTAGAATTAAAAGATGGAACTAAATTAGGTAATCATCCTACATTTATAAAGTTGATGTCTAACATTGCAGACACTATATCTGAAGACAAGATTGCTACTGGAGAAAAAGGAAGTGAGTTTTTCACTCCTGCAGAAGCTAAAAGAAAGATTGCAGAATTAACTGTTACTGGTTCACCATACTGGAATCGTAAAGATCCAGGCCATGAAGATGCAGTTAAAGAAGTAGCAGACATGCAAGAGATGGTTCATCCAGAAGAAGGATAGAAAGGAAATAGGAATAGATAAGGAAAATGAATGAATGGAAAAAACCTACTATTCGTATCGTTGCTGTTGGTCTTGAAATCAATAGTTACGCTTGTGCGATAGTTTAAAAAGTTTTTTTTGTTTTGGTTTTTTTAAAACAAAAGTCAGGGTAAATGGGAACATTCCTGTTGTTAGTCTAATGACTCGTATGGGGTAATCGTTACTTCCCAAGAGAGTGTCCAATTATGGACAGCACTTCTCGCTGTTTATTTTTTATTAACAATTTTGGATAAGGAGATCTAATGAGTTCTCAAATTACTACGGCTTTTGTTCAACAATATAGTAGTAATGTACAATTACTTTCTCAACAAAAAGGAAGTTTGTTAAGAAACGCTGTACGAGTTGAAAGCCAAGTAGGAAAGAACGCATTTTACGATCAAGTTGGTTCTGCGACTGCACAAAAGAGAATGAGCAGACATGCAGACACACCACAAATTGACACTCCACATGCCAGAAGAAGAGTATCGCTTGTTGATTATGAGTATGCTGACTTAATTGACGACCAAGACAAAGTCAGAACATTAATTGATCCAACAAGTCCTTACTCACAAGCCACAGCATTTGCAATGGGAAGAGCTATTGATGATGAAATCGTCTCTGCTGCTTTCGGAACTGCATATACTGGTGAAACAGGTTCTACTTCAACGAGTTTTCCAGCAGGACAACAAGTTGGAGTCGGCTCACCTGCTGCAGGTTTGACAGTCGCAAAGCTCGTAGAAGCAAAGCAATTACTTGATGAGAATAATGTTGATCCAACATTACCTCGTTATTGTGCTGTTGCTCCTGAACAGCTTGCAGATTTGTTAAACATAACAACTGTAACTTCATCAGATTACAATACTGTTAAAGCATTAGTGCAAGGCGAAATTGATACATTCTTAGGTTTTAAGTTTATTGTATCTAATCGTCTTTCCAGTGAATCTGGAGTTAATCGTAGAGTGATTGCTTGGGCTGAAGACGGCTTATTACTTTCAATAGGTAAAGATATTACTGCGAAAATAGATGAAAGAGCTGACAAAGGTTATGCTACACAAGTCTATTATTCTATGAGTATCGGTGCTACAAGAATGGAAGAAGAAAAAGTCGTTGAAATTAAATGTAGAGAGGACTAGGGGTAACTAAATAATATGGCAACTGTTTATGGTTCAAATATTACAAATTTAGACGCAACTCCTAGAGTTCCTGCATCTTCTGAGCAAGTACACGGAGTAATGAGAGTGTGGTATGATACTTATGAAGCAAGTTCTCTTGGCTCTGGTAGCACAATTACTATGGCAAGAATACCTGCTTATTCCACAGTTCACGATGTTGTTTTGAAATGTGATGCCTTAGGTGGCTCTTCAACTTTATCAGTTGGAGATTCTAGTGATGCTGACCTGTTTTTAACAGTTGTTGGTACATGGAATGTTGCTGGGCAAACACAATCAATTCAAGCAGGGCAAGACGCTATTGCTGCTGGAACTAGCACAGGAATATTAGGTGCTGGTTATCGTTATACAAGTGAAACTGATTTAATCATCACTACTGGTGGTGCAACTATTTCAGGTAGTATTCACATGTGGACATATTACACAACTGATTAATGCGTTTGTAATTCTAACACAATCCTGAATAAGATTCTGAGTTAGCCAGTACTTGTAAACAGAAACTGGCAACATTTTTTTATATTATTAATAGGAGAAAAAAAATAATTAATGGCAAGTAAAGTTGATATATGTAATTCTGCAATGAACATGTTAGGAGCATCTAACATTGTATCATTAACAGAGGATAGTAAAAATGCTCGTTTATTAAATCAAAGATTTGATTTTGTAAGAGATGCTGTATTTAGAGGACATGCTTGGAATTGTTTAATTAACAGACAACAATTAAATCAATCTTCAACAACTCCTACTTATCAGTATAGTTATGCTTATCCACTACCTACCGATCCATATTGTTTAAGAATTTTAGATTTTCATACAGGTTCTTATTCTTCCAATGAAGTGGATATAGATTGGAAAGTAGAAGGAAGAGAAATTTTAACAGACCAAGCAACAGTATATATTAAATATATTGGAAGAGTTACTGATCCAAATGAATATGATACATTGTTAATTGAAACAGTTGCTGCGAGATTAGCTTCAGATACAGGTTATGCTATCACAGGTTCCACTACATTAACAAATGCTATGTGGCAATTATACGAAGCAAAGATTGTTGAAGCAAGACATGCTGATGCGACAGAAGGAAAACCAGATGAAATAATAGCTAATACATGGCTTAATGCGAGGGCTTAATAATAATGGCTAGAACAACATTAGCATACTCAAATTTTACTGGTGGTGAAATATCCCCCAGACTAGAAGGAAGAACTGATTTAGCAATTTACAATAATTCTGCAAAAGAATTAAATAATTTTCTTATACATCCACATGGTGGTGTGTCAAGAAGGCCAGGTACAGAATTTGTTTCAAGAGTTCACGACCAATCTAAATATACAAGATTAATACCTTTTGAATTTTCTACAGTACAAACTTATGTTTTAGAATTTGCGACAGGTAAAATAAGATTTTATAAAAATCAAGCACCAATATATGAAGCAACAAAAACTATATCTGGAGCAACACAAGCAAACCCATGTGTAGTTACTGCAACTTCACATGGATATTCTGATGGAGATTTTGTTCTTATACAAGCAGTTGTAGGAATGACAGAATTAAATGGAAGAAGATATAAGGTAGCAAACAAAACAACTAACACTTTTGAATTACAAGATGAAGATGGAACCAATATTAATTCAAGTGCTTTTACTGCTTATAGTTCTGCAGGTACTGCATCAAGAGTATATACTATCAGCAATCCATATACCGAAGCACAATTAAGAGATATTAAATTTACTCAATCTGCAGATGTTATGTATTTAGTTCATCCAGATGTATCTATTAGAAAATTAACAAGAACAGCACATACCACTTGGACATTAACAGAAGCAGATTTACTTGATGGACCTTACTTAGATGAAAATACTACAGCAACAACTATGACACCATCTCATTCTTCAGGAGATGATCGAACAATAACGGCTTCAACTTCAACTTTTGCTTCAAGCGATGTAGGAAGATTAATTACTTTTGATTCTGGTTATGCAAAAATAATAACCTATACAAGTGGAACTGTTGTGAAAGCTGATATTAAAGATGATTTTGCTGGAACAAGTGCTACGACTGCTTGGTCATTAGGAGCATTTTCTGATACGACAGGACATCCTGCTGCTACTACATTTTTTGAACAAAGATTAGTTTTTGGTTCAACAGCTACAGAACCACAATCTTTATTTTTTAGTCAGTCAGCAGATTATGAAAACTTTAAAGCAGGAACTGATGCTAGTGATGCAATGATATTTGCAATAGCATCTGACCATGTTAATGTTATCAGATGGCTTGCAGGAACTAGATCATTATTAATTGGAACAATGGGTGGAGAGTTTATAGCAAAAGGTGGAGGAACAGACTCTGCATTAACACCTACAAATATTGAAATAAGAAAACAATCTAATTATGGCTGTGCATCAATACATCCACTAAGTATTTCTAATGTTACAGTTTTTACTCAAAGAGCAAAAAGAAAGTTAAGAGAGATGGTATATGATTATGATACAGATTCTTTTGTTGCACCAGATTTAACTATACTTGCAGAACATATAACAGAAACTGGTGTAGTAGAACAAGCATATCAAAAAGAACCAGATAGTGTTGTTTGGTGTGTTTTAACAAATGGAAAAATGGTGGGTATGACATATCAAAGAGAACAAAAAGTTGTTGGTTGGCATGAGCATGAAATAGGTGGAACCTTTACTGGAACACATGAAAGTTATGATAGTCTGACTTATTCTCATGGATTAGTTGAAAGTGTATGCACTATACCAACAGATGCTGATGAAGATGAAATGTGGGTTGTTGTTAAAAGAACAATTAACTCTTCAACAAAAAGATTTATTGAAAAATTAAAACCAATAGATTGGGGTTCTAATAATAACAATATGTTTTTTGTAGATAGTGGACTAACATTTACTGCAAGCACTAAAAGTTTTACTAATTCTAATGTTAATGCAAGTAATGAGAGAATTACAATAGCTAGTCATGCAATGAGTACAGAACAAGCCGTACAAATAGAACCATTAGATACTGCAACAATGCCTGGTGGTATAAATCAATATCAAACATATTTTATTAAAAGTATAGATTCCAATACCGTAGAATTATATTTAACTGCTGCTGGAGCAACTGCTGGAACTGTAGCACAAAAAGTTGATATTACTTCAACAGGAAGTGGAAGTTTTACAATGCACTTAGCAAGCATAACATTAACAGGACTACATCATTTAGAAGGACAATCAGTTACATGTTTGGTTAATGGTGCAACACATCCAAATAAAACTGTATCAAGTGGAGCAATAACTTTAGATAGATATGCAGTAAAAGCTCATATAGGATTAAATTATACATCAACTTTACAAACATTAAGAATGGACACGGCTGTTGGAACAGGCCAAGAAACAGTACAAGGTATGCCTAAAAGAATACATAATATTTTTGTTAGATTATATAAAACAATAGGGTTGTTAGTAGGTAGTTCAACAAGTAATGTAGATAGAGTTCCGTTTCGTAGTTCTGCAGATTCAATGGATAGTGCTGTAGATTTATTTAGTGGAGATAAAGAAGTAGAATTTAGAGGAGGATTTAGTACGAATGGTAATATTGTAGTACAACAAAATCAACCATTGCCTATGACAATATTATCTATATTTGCAAGTGCTAACATATTTAGTAAATGAAAATAGTACCATTTAAAAAAGAACATATAAAAAAGTTAATGGATTTAGAACCAAATTACAGAAGATTATTTTATGGAACTAAACAACATTACTTAAAAAGTTTTCCAGAAAAACAAAATGTTTGGACAGGATTAGATGATAATAACAGAGTTGTAGGTTGTTCTGGAGTGTATGAATTATGGAAAGAAGTAGGAGAGGGTTGGTTGCTTGCAAGTAATTTAATAAGAAAACATCCTCTTACTACTATAAAAACAATGAAACAAAACTTAAATATGTTAATGAAAGAATATAAAAGAATACAAATAGTAGTTCAAAATAATTTTCCAGAAGGAATGAAGTTTGCATTAATGTTAGGTTTTAAACCAGAAGGACTAATGGTTAGATATGGACCAGATGGTAGAGATTATATGAGAATGGCGAGAACAAGATAATGGCTATAGACGCAAAAACAGCAATGATGATAGGAACAACTGCTTTAGGGTTTGGAGCAAAGATGGCCCAAGCCAATGCTTTAAAAAAAGAAGGCCAAATTGCAGCATCTATTGAAAGAAGAAATGCTGCAGCCGAAGAACAAAATATAGCAGATTTTAAAGCATCACAGGAATTTGAATTAGATTTATTACAAGTAGATTTTGATACAATACAGTCTGCAGCAGAAACAGGTTACGCATATGCTGGTGTTCAAATTGGAAGAGGAACTCCTGTTCATATTTTTGTAGACAATCAAAGAAAATTTTTAACACAGAGTCAGGCAATAAATTATAATACAAATATAGAAATTAATAAAGCAACGGTAAGAAGGGATGGATATTTATTAAGAGCATTACAATCTCAACAATATTATAAATCAAGAGCAAGAGCTGTACAATTTGATGCTTTTGCTGGAGTCATTAAAGGTGGATCAGATATTTATAAACAATTAAAAAGACCACCTGCTTTACAAACAACATCAGAAAGTTTAGGAATGTCGCCACAATATGGTTTTGGAAATGCTAGTTCTGGAATAATGAGTTCAAAATTTAATGTAAACCCAAGAGCAAAATATAGAAGGACTCAAAGTACAAGGTAATTAATTATGGTACAAATAAAAAAATATAGTCCTAATATAGAAAAACTTAAAACTGGTGGACAAACAATAACAGGCACAGCTATGGGTTCTGAATTTGCATATCAAGGTTTTGCAGAACTTATGAATACATCTAATGAAGCATTAAAAAAAGGTTTAGATAGTATAAATTTAGCAAAAGATAATCTTTGGATAACAAAACAATCTGCAGCTTTTGATGAGTTTGCATTACAATATGTCAATGAAAAAAGATTAACTTGGGGAGATCCTTCTTTAAATGGATTTAAAGATGATGTAAGTGAAAATTTAGATACTAAAGTAAATGAATTAATGCAAGGTGCACCTTCAGACAAAGCACATAGTGAATTACAAAATAAATTAATATTATTAAAAAGTGGTTATGTTAATAAAGCATTTGGACATGAAACCAAAGCAACAACAAATCAATTAATTGTAGATGAAAATAAATCATTGGAAAAAATTATTGCTGGTGTAAAAGCTGGTAATGGTTTAACTCCAGACCTTATGCAAAATGCCAGAGATACTATTGTATCTATGTATAGTAAATCAGACGGAATTTATAGACATCCAGAAGAAGTTGCAGAAAAAATTAACGAAGCAATGAAACGATTAATTGGGGCACAACTTTATGCTGTAACTACAGATCAGGGAAATAAAGCTATATCTGAAGTTGAATGGAATATAAGAAAAGAATTAACCGAGAAAAAAGATTTTTATATAAATTTATTAGATGGCGATGAAGATATGTATGAAGATATATTATATGAAAATATAAATTTATTTAAAAAACATGAAACAGAAAAATTAAAACTAAATGAGCAGGAACTATCAAATGATAAAAGATATTTTCCTCCACCGTTTATTGAAGTTATAAATACAATAGACGAACATCCACAAAATATTTTGTCTGTTCCTGATAAACATAAATTTGAAAATGTTGCCAACGACTTAGATCCTGCATCTAAAAATGCTGGCCTAAGGTTTATAAAAGAATATCCATTATTAAAACAAAACAAATTAGATGTTAAGCCATCTGATCCTTATGCAATAGAAATGATAAAAGATAAATTTAATAATGCAGAGGATATTAGACAAGAATTAGATATTGCTTATACAAATGATGCAATAAATATTAATGATTATATACATTGGAAAAATGTATATGAATGGAATACTCCTGGAACAAATAAGAATAAAAAAGTTTTAGAAATAAATAAATCTATTGAAGGAAAATTAAAAGCAGTTAAAAATTATAGTGGTTTAAATGAAAGAGATGTAGCTGATATTGAAACAGACTGGAGTAAGCAAAGAATAGATAAAGCCACAACATATTTAGCAGAACCAGAACAAATGGAAGAAGATTTTGATAAAATACTTTTATCATACAGAATTAATAAAGCTGTTATTAATATTTCAAAAACAAGACAAAAATTACCTACTGTTTTAACTGGAAAGGATATATCTTTAGTTCTTGCAGAAAAAGAAGGAACACAATTACAAAACGGATTAGTTGAATTTTTTGTTACATTAGATAGTTTAACAGGACAAGAACAAATTGATTATCTAAAAACAGAAGGACCAAAAATAAATTATATTGTACAACAACACGAAGTGTACCATGATAAAAAATTTGATTTTAATAGTTTATTAATGAAAGAAAATTTTAAGAAAATTAAGGAAGGAACATACAAACTACAAAGTAGAGATTCAAGAATAGATGATGTTAGTGAAAATCCTTACTTTGATACTAGAGATAAAGAAGATGAAAAAATGAAAATGTTAAGTCCGTATTATCTTACCATAATAGATACAGCTAATTTAATTATAGATAAAGTAAATGTTGCACCAGAAGGACCAGTTGATTTCCGACAATTTCAACAACAATTAGATAAAGATGTAGATAATATTGTAGATAAAGATGATATTAGCAAAGATAATTTATCTAAAAGACATGTTAAAGAATTATTACTAAATTTAATTTTTGAAAAAAGACCAGATATATCAGGAGAAGGAATGAAAGCACGACCAAAAATTACCACAGGAGATAATGTTGATTTTCTACCAATGTGGACAACTGTAGATGCAAGACAAAAAAAATATCTTAATTACATATTAAGAAAGGAACAAAATTATGACTAAAATTCCAGATAATATAGAAGAGTGGTATAAAGAACAAATTGGTTATAGAGAAGAAGAAGAATCTTTAAACACTATGACATCACACGCAAATAATATTGGAGTTAATTTTAATCCTCAACAATTAAACAAAATACAAAATGCAGAATTATATAGAGATAATGTAGAAGATAAACCATTTTTACAAAGAGCAGGTAAAGATATATTAAAGTTTGGTACTTCAATGGATATATTTAAAGCAATAGGAAATGCTGGGGTTGATGCTGTTAATGAAACAGAACACGCATTAGAAGATGTTATAGGATTTTTAGGCAAGCAGGTTGGTTTAAAACGAGCAGATAAAATAAAAATATTTGAAGATGTAGATGAAGAAAATAATTATGCACTTAATATTGAATTACCAGAAGGTTGGAAAGATTATAAATCTGCTACTGGGCGAGGATTAGAAAATATTTTACAATTCCTTGCAGGGTTTGTAGGAGCAGGAAAATTTATTAGACCACTTAAATATGTAGCTAAAGATGGTAAAACAAAAATTGGTTTAAAAGCAATAGGAAAAGGAGCAGTCGCAGACGGTGCTGTTTTTGATCCACAAGAGCAAAGATTATCTAGTTTAATTCAAAATTATCCAGAAACAGAAAATTTTATAACAGAATATTTACAAGCCGATCCAAAAGATACTGCAATAGAAGGAAGATTTAAAGCATTTTTAGAAGGAGGAGCATTAGGTCTTGGTGCTGAAGGATTAATGGCTGGTCTTAGGGTTCTTCGTGGTAGTGCAAAAAAGCAATTAGTAGATGAAGTACAATTACAACAAGCACAACAAACAGAATTAAAAGGAAAGGCATATTTGCCACCAGATTGGCTTGATGCTTTAGGCCCAAAATTAAAAGGAAGAATAACTGGTTGGAAAGACAAACCTAAAACAGTTGGAACAGAAATTACAGAAAAAGAATTAAAAGCAAGACCAATTTTAGGATTAAATAAATTGTTAGATGATATGAAACTTATAGATCCTAATTATAGAAACATAAACGAAACAACAGATGTAGACCAGTTATTAACAGAGGTATTAAATCCTAGAACAAAAATAGGAAAAGAAGTAAAAGCAAGTAAAGTTTTAGAAACATTAGCAAAAAGACAAAAGTCAGCTTATAAATTAACTAAAGCTGATGAAGAAGTTTTTAAAAATAATAAAGCAAAACTTGATGAATTACACAAAGGAAGAGGTAAATTTTATGGAAAAGAAGATTATAAAAAAAGTATTGTAGCTCTTACCGACCATTTAGGAGATTCTCTTGAAGAGTTATTAGAAAGACAACCTGGAATAATAAAAAATTTAACAGAAGAAAAAGTTGCAGCAATAGGATTTATTGCAAAAGCATCTCAAAGAAAAACAGGAGAAATTGTAAAAGATATAGTAACAAAAATACAAAACAAAACAATTACAGATAGAGATTTTATAATTGGAAACGAAGCGTTTAGAGCACATGCGTTAATAGTAGGTCATTGGAGAGGACTAGGAGCAGACCAAGCAAGACAATTTAGACAAAGACAATATATAAATGATTTAGATGATGCAAGAGATCTTAGTAATATAGTAAAAACTAAAATAGAAGCAATGGCTGGTGGTAATAAAGTATTACAAGAAAAATATAAAAAATTAGCTACTTTATTTGAAGCAAATCTTAGTATAGGTAATCTAAATAGATCTATGAAAGAAATGGGAGAAGCAAAAACGATAGATAGAATATTAGAAGTATTTATAAATGGTATCTTGTCTGGTCCAAAAACACACATTGTTAATGGTTTAGGAAATACAATAGTTATAGGAATGAGATTAGCAGAAGCAGGAATAGCAAGAGGTTATGCAAGATTATTAGGTGATGATGTTAGTATTGCTGCTGGAGAAGCGTTTGCAGAAGCAGACGGTATGGTACGAGGATTTGCAGATATGATGAGATATTATTATAAAACAGCAGTAAGGGGAGTTGGCAAAGCAGAACAACCTCATGGATATGATTTAACAAATACAAAATTAGAATCTGGACAACAAAGAGCTATAGCTTCAGACCAAATGAATTTATCAACTAAAATGGACTCAACAGTAGGACCAGCTATTAATTTTGTTGGTAGTGCAATAAGAATACCAGGAGCAGCATTAATGCACGAAGATGCTTTCTTTAAAGTTATAGGTTATCAAATGGGTTTATATAGACATTCACACAGACAAGCAATAAAAGAATTTAAAGCATATAAAAGTTCTGGGAAAAAAATAAAATTAGATGATGCTGAATGGATTAAAAATAAAAGATATGATATTTTAAAAAATATTGATAGTAATAAATATAAATCAATAAGGTTGTTAGCATCAGACCAAGCCCATTTACAAACATTTACAAAAAGAGTAGGAGAAAAAGCTGTTGGTTTACAATCTACTTTATTAAGAAATCCAGCACTAAGATTTATAGTTCCTTTTTTTAGAACACCTGCAAATATTTTAAGTTATGTTACTGATCGTTCTCCTTTGTTTTGGTTAAAACAAGATATGAGAAAAGCTCTAACGATGGCTGATGGATATACTAGAGCAGACAGATATAATGCCTTATCCAAATTAACAATGGGTTGGTTAATGATGGCTTGGACCTTTGACCAAGTATTAGCTGGAAATATAACTGGTAAGGGAAATACTCCAAAAGGATCATTACAAGTAAAAAGAAGAATGGGAATAAATCCTTATTCAGTAAAAGTTGGAGATGTTCGTTTTCAATATTCCAGAACTGATCCAATAGGAATGACAGTAGGTATGGCTGCAGATATGGCTGAGATGTTATATAGTGTAGAAGATTTTGATGGATATGAAGAACAATTTTTAGAACAATTTGCTATTGGCACATTAACAATGGCAAATAATTTTGTTAGTAAAACATATATGTCTGGTGTATCAGAATTGATAAATGTTATATCTGAACCAGATAGGTATAGTATGAATTATTTATCTCGTTTTTTTGGTGCTTTAGTTCCTTATAGTTCATTACAAAGAGAAATCAAAAGAGCAACGCAACCATATATAAAACAAACTGTAGGATTTATGGGAAATATAGAAAAAAACACATTAGGATTTGGAGATAAACTACCACCTAGAAGAGATTTTTGGGGAAATGAAATTCCTTCACAAAATTTGGCGTTAGGTGATAACACTTTAGGATTTATATATGATGCTGTATCTCCTATATATGCTACAAGAGAAGCAAAAAATCCAGTTGATGAAGAATTTTTAAGATTAAATTATCTTCCAAACAAACCTTTTTCAAGAAGACAAAGTATTGGAAATAAAAGAGTGGATATGTACCAATATCCAGAAGATTATGACAGTCTTAATCAGAATTTTGGTGCGTTAAAGCATCCTAGATATAATGGAAGAACATTATTTCAAAAACTAAATTCATTAGTAAGTGGTGTTGGTTATGAATCAAAATATTATCAACAACTAGAAGATGATGATAAAAGAACATATATAGGTAATATTATAGCAGATTATAGACGTGCTGCAAAAAACATAGTTTTTAGTTCACCAAAAAATCATAAGTTAAGGCATTTAATTAGGGGAGGATAGACACTAAATATATAACTAACGGAATTTCGGCCAATGACAGTATCAACAACTAATACAAAAGTATCATTTACAGGTAGTTCATCTAATGGAACTGATGGCACATCTACATTTGCATACAATTTTAAAGTCTTTTCTACTGCAGAAATTAAAGTAATTATTAGAACCACAGCAACAGGCGTGGAAACTACAAAAACCTTAACGACTCATTACACAGTAACAGGCGCAGGGGAAGATGCTGGAGGTAATGTAGTATTCACTTCTGGTAATAACCCACTTTCTTCAGAAACTGTAATTATTAAAAGGAATATTAGTTTAGCACAAGGAACAGATTATGTAGCTAACGATCCATTTCCTGCAGAAAGCCATGAAGATGGATTAGATAAAATAGTCCACATGGTTATCCAACAAAATGAAGAATTAAGTAGATGTTTAAAAGCATCAGAAACATTAACAGATTTAACCACACCAGAATTTACAGACGCTGCTGCTAGCAGAGCAGATAAAGTTTTAGGATTTAGTTCTGATGGTACAACTTTAACTACAACCACAACATTCAATCCTGCTGGTGGAGATACTTCTCAATTCACATACAGCACAACCACAACTGACTCTGATCCAGGAAGTGGTGTCATCCGTTTTAATCATGCAACTTTGGCTAGTGCAACGATTGCTTATGCAGATGATTTAGATGCGTTAGGCACAGATGTATCTGCTTGGGTACAAAGTTTTGATGATGTAACTGGTAATGCTACAAACAGAGGAAGAATTAGAATACACAAAGCTGGTAACCTTGCTATATGGGCAACTTATAAAGTATCAGGAGCAATAACAGATGCTAGTGGATATAGTAAAATTCCGATTGTTTATATTGATGGAGCAGGTTCATTTACAGATGAAGATTCAATTTATTTATCTTTTGCTGCAAGTGGAGAAGATGGAGCAATACCAGGTTATTATCTTAAATTTGATACAGGCACATCTGACGCAGATCCTGGTGCTGGCGAAATAGCATTTAATAATGGAACTTATGCTTCAGTAACAGCAATTTATATTGATGATGCAGATGCAAACGGAGTAACAATCGCTGGTGATACTGATACTTGGGATGACTCTACTTCAAGTATCAAAGGTCAGATAATGATTTATGATATTAATGATAGTACAACTTATGCAAGATTTAAAATTACAGGAACTACAACTGATGCTTCTGGATATAGTAAACTAGCAGTTGCACATTTAGCATCTAATAATACATTTTCAGCAGCAGACGAATTATCAGTTCATTTTACTCAAAGTGGTTATAAAGGAGATACAGGATCAACTGGACCGACAGGACCGACAGGACCTACAGGTCCAAATGGACCAACAGGACCAACAGGACCAACAGGACCGACAGGATCAACTGGTCCAACAGGATCAACTGGACCATCTGGCCCTTCAACATCGTTTACTCTAGCAGCAGCAAGTGGCCCAAGCCAAACTATTTCTGATACAAATACAATGACAATCGCAGCAGGCGAAGGAATTGACACGACAGCTAGTGCGACAGATACAGTAACAATCTCTGGTGAGGATGCTTCAACAAGTAATAAAGGAGTGGCAAGTTTTCTTGCTCAAGAATTTACAGTAACTTCAGGTGCAGTTTCTTTTAATGATAGTATGCACCCAACTATAACTGGTACAGGAAAGGCATTAGTATTCGGATTTTAATTATGGAGGAAATAAATGGCTAGTGAAGTATTAAAAGTAGCTCATGCAGCAGGAGTAACAAACTCAGAAACTGTTTTAATAAATGGGGTAAGTGGACACACTTATACTATTTTATCAATTATGGTTTGTGAAACAGCAGGTGCAGCAGAAACTTTTGATCTCTATATAGACGATGATGGTGGTGGTACAGATTATGAAATTTATTCTGACCAAGCACTTGCAGCTAACGCTACATTTGAACACACAAGTAAATTTGTTATAGAAGATACAGATCATTTGTGTATTGCAACTGGTAGTAGTGCTAATGTTGATGTAGTTGTTTCGTATTTAGATCAAACATTGTAGGTAAACTATGAGTGGTATAGTTTCTGATAACATCGATAGACAATCTGGTGTAATCGCAGAACCATCAGGTGGAGCTGAAGTTCGTTCTGACGATCCATCAGCATCTGAAGGCACAGTATGGTTCAATACAACTTCTGGAGTATTAAAGGTTTTTAGGAATATAGCTGCTTGGAGTGCAGGAGGAACTTATCCATCAACACATTCACAAATGGCAGCAACAGGTATAATAAGTGCAGTAATAGCAGCAGGAGGAACTGATGGTTCAAATACCCAATCAACTTCCTACGAATATAATGGAACAGCTTGGGCTAGTAATATAGCTATAAACACAGCTTGTGCTGGGCCATCAAGAGGTGGCACTCAAACATCAGCACTTATTGCAGGGGGAATAACTGACTATACACCAACTTACACAAGTAAAAC